AAATGGCTTTAAGCCCGGATTTCAGGTTGGCTTATCTAACTTTGATGAAATCTTTTCAACTTACACTGGTCAATTTATTACTGTCACTGGTATACCTTCTTCCGGCAAAAGTGATTTCGTCGACCAAATGGTTGTGGGCTATAATGCTAAGTATGGATGGAAAACGGCATTTGCTAGTCCTGAGAATGCGCCAACTTATCTTCACGCACATAAGCTTATGCGAAAGATATGGCAAGGCATGCCCACTAAAGAAGACATTGGTACAAGCAAATGGAACCAAGTAGCCGAGCATTGTAACTCTAATTTCTATCATATTGATATGGATAGGTACAGCCTTGAAGGAGTGCTAAGGAAAGGGGCTGAGCTTGTAAAGCGTAAAGGAATTAAATGTTTAATTATTGATCCTTTTAATAAGGTTAGAGACTACGACGGCAATTCAGGCGATGTTAATGCATATACTTTAGAGTATTTAACTAAGATTGAAATATTTGCAAAAAAATATGACGTATTGGTTATTGTAGTAGCACACCCAACTAAAATGTATAAGGATGCTAATGGCAAAATAGAAGAACCTACAATGTACAACATTAAAGGTGGTGGTGAATGGTATGATGCTTCTTACCACGGCTTGTTAGTACATAGAGATTATGAAAACAAAACAGTTAAATGTAAAGTGCTTAAAGTAAAGTTTCAAAACTTAGGAGAAAACGGAGCTGAAGCACACTTTAAATGGGAACATAAATCTGGATGCTTTTTACCTATTAGGGATCCTAGTCAGTCTGTTGCGGGCTCTGACAAAATGCCTTGGGACATGTAATGGGGAGTGGCTATAAAAAGAAAACCAAAAACAATTTGCCTGATAATTATATTGCAAATAATGAAGAGCAAAAAGCTTATAGTTGGTGTATACACAACAATATAAGAATAGGATTAGAAGCTATGGACTATATACAGAACCCAAACAGATGGAAGATAGCAATAAGCATAGGAGAAAATCATAAAGCAGCGCACTTATCTCCTAATATATATACTAAGGATAATGTTTGGCAGGAATATTATAAAGCTTGCTTATATTACTACAATAAACATAATAAATAATGGATATACAAAAAGAATACAATAACTTAATGTCTGAAGTCTTATATCAAGGCAAAAAGAAAACTGATCGCACAGGGACCGGAACGCTAAGTGTATTTGGCAGAACAATTCGCCATGATATGAGCAATGGATTTCCTTTGCTTACTACAAAAAAAGTTTGGTTTAAAGCTGCATTAACTGAAATCCTTTGGATTTTACAAGGCAGAACAGATATAACATATTTGCAACAGCACAAAGTTCATTATTGGGATGCTGATTATAAAAGGTCAGGTAGAACAGATAACACTTTAGGCCCGGTGTATGGCAAGCAATGGCGCGATTTCGGTGGCGTAGATCAACTTAAAAACCTTTTAGCTGAGATCAAGTCTAATCCTGATTCAAGACGCCTTATAGTCAGCGCGTGGAACCCAATTGAAATGGATGATATGGCTTTGCCTCCGTGTCATTACGGCTTTCAAGTATATATTAATGATGGAGTTATAGATTTAATGTGGCAACAGCGTTCTGTAGATATATTTTTAGGTTTACCTTACGATATTGCAATGTATGGATTGCTATTGGAGTTCTTAGCTAAGGGTAATGGCTTAAAAGCGGGTTCACTAATTGGGCAACTAGGCGACTGCCATCTTTATAGCAACCATATAAAACAAACTTCAGAGCAATTAGAAAGATATATGTATGACTTACCAACGATTAATGTTGAGCACGGTTTGTATCTTGAAGACGATGCAGTTTTTATGCCAGTACATAATTCTGTATCTTTAAATAATTATAAATCTCACCCCTCAATTTTAGCGCCGTTATCGGTAGGGTAAAAAACAAATTGTTATGTATCATATCTATCACATTCCTGGTAAAAAAATTGGTGTTACACGTAATCTTGAATTAAGGGTTACTCAAGCTCAAGGCTACAACACTGGTGAGTATGAAGTCATTGAATCTTCCGATGACATCCACTATGTATCTAAAAGAGAAATTGCTTTACAAAAGTCTTATGGATATAAAGTTGACAGACAATTATATAAAGATTTAATAAAGAAAAAATCAAATCAAATGAAAATTAATGTAACCGAACAAACTACAACTTTCCCTTTTCCAAAAGACAAATTAAAGGGCCATTTAATGGAAACCATAGGTATGAAATGGGAAACATCACTTGGCGAATTTGAATTAACGTTAGAATCAATTAGATGGATTGAGCATAACGCTGTTATATCTATGTATGATACACAAAGATCATTCGTATATAATAAAGCATTTAGCGAAGCATTCTCTAATAACTTTAAAGAAGCAGCTCCTAATATATATGATGATATACGTCTCTGGGCAGCAGCTAAAGGCATTTATACTAAAGGAGACAGCAAGACGCAATACATTAAACTTTTAGAAGAAGTTGGCGAATTAGCTAAAGCTATACTTGAAAAAGATAAGCCAGAAATTATTGATGCTATTGGCGACTGCGTAGTTGTTCTTACGAATTTAGCTAAGCTTGAAGATCTTAAAATTGAAGATTGTGTGCAATCGGCTTACAATGTAATACAAAATAGAAAAGGCAAGATGATTAATGGAACCTTTGTAAAAGAATCTTAATATGACTAAGAAAGAAATTACATTTCGTGATCCAGTTATTGAAAGCGTTGTAAATAAGTTTGTATCGCGATCTGATGTAGGCTTTAAAAAATACGGTGTAACACTAGATGAAGATCCTGGCGATCTTAATGTATGGATGACACACCTACAAGAGGAGCTTATGGATGCTGTTAATTACATTGAAAAGCTTAAACAAGTTACCACTGAAGTTTTGCAAGACGCTTTAGTTAAAAAGCACGAAGACAATGCTTAGAAGAAAAAAAAGCACTAAGAAAGGTCCAGTAAGAGCGAAGAAAGTAACATACGATGGTATTAACTTTGCTTCAGGCCTTGAGAAGTATATGTATATGGTTTTAAAACAAAATAAAATTAAAGCCAAGTATGAAGGAGAAACGTTTGTTTTGTTAAATGGATTTCATTTTGACAACGAAGTATACGAAAGACAAGCGAATGGTAAAGGTGAATATATAAATAGAGGTTGTAAAAGAATACTACCCATAAAATATACTCCAGACTTTATAGGAGAAGAATTTATAATAGAAACAAAAGGTAGAGCTAATGAGTCTTTCCCTATGCGGTGGAAACTATTTAAACAATTAGTTGTTCAACAATTTCCTGGTGTAACCTTATATAAACCTCAAAATCAAAAAGAATGCGACGAGACAGTACGCTTGATCCTATCAAAGCAAAAAAAATAGCTCGCCAAAAGTACACTCAAAGACAGATTGACAAATGGGTTAAATGGAGTTGGGAGATTAGAGGCAAAATTAAATGGAAAGAGCTTGTAGAGATACAAGATAAATATAAAATAAAAGTAGAATAATGGGGAACTGGGAATTAAGTATTGGATTGTACCCGGGAGTACTATTCGGAATTAGATCTTATGAAAGCGAGGGCATTACGGATCATGTATTGTACCTTCCAATTGTGGAATTATGTCTTACTGTTTATCATGACGTATAAACAAAATGAAGCTATAGACTTCTTTTTAGACGATTTAATCATACAAGTTAAGGGGGTTATAAATACATCTCCAAAAAAACAAGATATGCTTTCGTATTGCGACTCTTGGCTAAACACACTACAAACTATTAAAGGCTTAAACAACGAATAACTATGGGATTATTTACTCCAAGAATTGCATATAAACCATTTGAATACCCTGAATACTATACTGAAGGCTGGTTAAAACAAGCTCAAGCATTTTGGTTGCATACTGAAATTTCTATGTCTGGTGATTTAAAAGACTGGAATGAAAGAATGAATGACAAAGAGAAAAACCTTGTGGGCAATATACTATTAGGCTTTGCTCAAACAGAATGTGCAGTATCTGATTACTGGACGCAAAAAGTCGTGGGTTGGTTCCCAAAACATGAAATACAACAAATGGCAATGATGTTTGGATCGCAAGAAACAATACACGCTGTCGCTTATTCTTATCTAAATGAAACACTTGGCCTTGAGGATTTTGAAGCTTTTTTACAAGACGAAGCAACTATGGAAAGATTCGAAGCCTTGGTCTCTTACGAGGGGACTGATACTGCTGGCATCGCTAAGTCTCTTGCTATTTTTTCTGCTTTTGCTGAGGGCGTTTCTCTTTACTCTGCTTTTGCTGTACTTTATAGTTTTCAACTTAGGAATTTATTAAAAGGCGTTGGCCAACAAATGAAATGGAGTGTAAGAGATGAATCTTTGCATTCTAAAATGGGCTGTAGGCTGTTTAGGCACATGTGTGAAGAAGATAGTACTCTATTAGATAATTGTAAAGAAGATGTTTTAAATGCAGCAACTGCAATGCTTGAAGCCGAAGAAAACTATATTGATAAAATGTTTGAACTTGGAGACATTGAAAACCTTAAAGCTTACGACCTCAAGCAGTTTATTAGAAAAAGACTTAACGAAAAAATCGTTGAACTTGGATACAAGGACAGTGGGAAATACTTTGACTTTAATCCAAAAGCAGCAAGCAGTCTCGACTGGTTCTACCATCTCACCGGCGGCGTTACTCATACTGACTTTTTTGCTATTAGGCCTACTGATTATAGCAAAGCGAATGAGGGCGAGGATTTTGATGATATGTGGTAAATTAACTAAAATTAAATAATATGAAAGGACAAAAACAAAGTAGACAAGATCTACTAGAAAAGAAAGTACAAGCATTAATAAATGTAGTACAACAATTATTAGACGAAAATGCTTACTTAAAAGATTTATCCGCAGGGACTTTGCAAACAGTTAAACTTATGCCGGGGTATGACAATGCTATTAAAGAATTAACTGAGAAGCTTCAAAAAGAAAATGAACCTAAATTAGATCTTGAAAATGAATTGGAATAATGATTGGGTAAAAGGAGTAGACTACCCTACGTGGGG